GTCCTGCGCATAGCGAGGCGACTTTAGCAGTCTCACTCAGCGTGAAATGTCACTTTGTGCAATGAATTGAAGGGGGGGAGTTGTGCCTAATCGTCATCCGCCCGCGGGTATGTCGTTGTATCGGTCGTTCAAGTTTGCGTTTGCGTTGCGCCCGTTGGCGGTGACTGTTCCGGCGGCTATGGTCCCGATCGGTATTGCGACGTTGGCGTTGGGGTCGGAGGCGTCGCGGGCGTTCTCGTTGATTCCGGGTGGCTCGCTCATCGCTCACGTGCTGGGGCTGCTGCTGTTTCTCGGTGGCGTGTTGACGATCGCTGGCACGGTGCGGCTGGGGACGTTCTGCGAACTGATCGGTTTGGTGTTCGTTTCGACCGGCTCGTTTCTGTACGCGGGCGGCGTAATCATCGGGTTGGGGGTTAACGGGCTCATCGCTGGCGGGGCATATGCGGCGATCACGGTCGGCTGCGCCGGCCGGGTTGTGATGCTCGGTTCGCTGGCGCACAAGCGGACCGGTGAAGGTGGCTCGTTGTGACGTTGGCGGTGACGTCATCGTCAGCGTTCGCGTTGCAGATTGTTGCGCTGGTCACCGGCGGAAGCATCGTGCAACTGATCGTGTACCTGTTGCGGCGCCGCTCGGAGATCGCAGCCCTAGACAAGACGGCATCGGCGCCGCTGCTGGCGTCGGCCAACGAACTGATCGTCCGGCTTGAGGTCGCGGAGGGCCGGTTAGCGAGCCGGGTGGCGTCGCTTGAGGGCCAGTTGGCTGAGAGCCAAGGCACCTTGCGGCTTTCTCAGGAAGACAACCAGCGCCTTACCCGCGAGGTCGCGCAGCTTCGGATCGACCTCGACATAACGCAGCGCCACGTGGATCAACTGCGGCTCATGTTGCCGATGCCGCAGCCGCCCCCGCCGCCACCGCCTCGCCAGAATCCGTAACCGACCAAGGGATGGGACGACATGGGACGACGTGGTTTCGCTCCGAAGCCGACAGCGTTGCGGCTACTCGACGGCGACAAGGCGAACCGGTTCAACAAGGCTGAGCCGGTCGCGTTGTCGGTCCCGCCAGCCGCGCCGGCTGGCATGTCCGCGGAGGTGCGCGAGGTGTGGGATTACACGCTGGAGCACCTGGAATTCATGGGCCTGGCGAAGGCCGCGGACCGTGATTCGCTGGCGTGTTACTGCGAAGCGGTGGTGAATCACCGCAAGGCGTCGGCGGTGCTGGCGGTGCAGTCCATCCTGATCAAGGGAACCATGGGCGGGCTGGTCCGTAACCCGGTGCTGGCGATCCAACGGGACGCGGCGTTCACGGTGCGCACGTTCGCGCAAGAGTTCGGGTTGACGCCGAGCGCGCGGAGCCGGGTCACGTCGAACGTTGCGGAGACGGACGAGGGTGCCAACCCGTTCGCGTCCAACGGCTGACGTTGAACTGCCGTCGAAGTCTGAGCTGACCCGGCTGAAGCTGTCCCCGGAGGTCGCCTACTACTTGCTGTCGCGCGGCATCGCGTTGCCGACGTGCCCGCCGTTGATCAAGACACCGGAGGCGGGCCGCGTGTTGCGGTCGGCACGGTTCGACCCGGCCCGCGTTGACCGGGTGTTGGCGGCGTTCTCCATGCTGCGCCACACCAAAGGCGAGTGGAAGGGTCAGCCGTTGACCCCGGCGCCGTGGCAGGTGGCCTACATTTTGGCGCCGGTGTTCGGGTGGGTCCGCCCCGACGGTGACCGGTGGGTGCGGGTGGTGCGGGAGTTGTACTGCGACGTGCCCCGCAAGAACGGGAAATCGACGCTGTGCGGCGGCATCGCCATGTACCTGACCGCGGCCGACAACGAGCCGGGCGCGGAGGTGGTCGCGGCGGCGACGACAGCGGGGCAAGCGGCGTTCGTGTTCGCGCCGATCAAGCAGCTAGCGGCGAGCGCCCCGGATTTGAAGGGGCACGTGAAGGCGTTGCAGTACCGCATCGTGCACCCCGCGTCGGGTTCCTATTTCGCGGTGGTGTCGTCCACGGCGTCAGCCCAACACGGCGCGAACCTGCACGGCACGATCATTGACGAGCTACACCTGCACAAGACACCGGATCTCGTGGACGCGTTGGAGACCGGCACCGGGTCGCGCCGGCAGCCGCTGGTCGTGAAGATCACCACCGCCGACGACGGCAAACCCAACACCGTCTACGCGAAGAACCGCACCTACATCGAGCAGCTAGCGCGCCGCGTGTTCGTTGCCCCGTCCACCTACGGTGTGGTGTTCGCTGCTGCTGACGGTGCGGACCCGTTCAGTGAGGCGACGTGGAAGGCAGCCAACCCCGGCTACGGGGTGAGCCCTACCGCGTCATCCATCGCCCGTGAAGCAGAGCGTGCGCGCCGCTCACCTGCCGACCTGGCCAAGTTCCTGCGGCTGCATCTGGGGATCCGGACGAAGCAGGAAACCCGGTTCATCGAACTGGCCGCGTGGGACCGCAACGCGGGGCTGGTGGACGAGGCAACGCTGGCGGGCCGCGCCGCGTACGGCGGGCTTGACCTCGCCTCGACCTCGGACCTGTGCGCGTTGGCGTGGGTGTTCCCGGACACGTCCGGCGGCGTGGACGCGGTGTGGCGGCTGTGGGCGCCGGCCGAAAGCCTAGAGGCGTTGGACCGACGCACCGCGGGGTCGGCGTCGGTGTGGGTCCGCGAAGGCCGGTTGACGCTGACACCGGGCAACGTCACCGATTACGACTTCATCAAGTCTCAGGTGATCGCCGACTGCGCCGTGTTCGATGTGCGGGACGTGGCCTATGACCGGTGGAACGCCACGCAACTGGTGACGGACCTGACCGGGGAGAACGTGCCCATGCGCCCACTGGGGCAGGGGTTCGCGTCCATGTCGGCGCCGACGAAAGAGATGCAGCGGCTGGTGTTGTCCGGTACCGCGGCGGACCCGAAACTGCGCCACGGCGGTAACCCGGCGGTGCGGTGGCAGGTCGACAATTTCGCGGTCGCGATGGACGCGGCCGGGAACGTGAAGCCAGCCAAGCAGTTGGCCGCGGACAAAATCGACGCCGTGGTTGCTCTGGTGATGGCGCTCGACGGGCGCGCACAAGCCGAAGCGGACAAGCGGTCCGCGTACGAGGACTCCGACTTCATCATCGCGTAACCGAGAGGCGGCGACTGTTCGTGGCGCATGACCTTCACCGCTACCTAGGCCGCGCCGTGCTCGTTCAGCTTGAGGATCACACCATGACCGGCACTCTCGCCTACGCATCCGACCGCACGGTGACGCTGCAAAACGCCGCCCTGCTTCCCGAGCAAGGCGAGGCGACCGACATGGACGGTGACGTGATCATTGACCGCTACCGCATCTTGTGGACACAGGTCGCCTGATGCCGAACGTGATCTCGGGCGGGCAGTTGACCGACCTGCGGCAGCCGACGTACGGACCGGGCGCGGTCAGTGGCCCGCTGCTGCTGGATTCGACGGTGGAGACGTTCACCGATTTCCGCGACGCTATCGCCGGGCAGATGGTGAACCCGTCCAGTGTGTGGGCGTCGCAACCGTCGGTGCGCAAGGTGGTCGATTTCGCGGCCCGCGCGGTCGCGTCCACCCCGTTGAAGGTGTACCGCCGGGTGAGTGACACCGACCGGCAACGCGTCACCGACCACCCGTTGGCGCGGGTGCTGGCGTCACCGTCGCCGGGCATGATCCCGTTCCGGTTCTGGCATTCGGTCATCGTGGACTGGTTGCTGTACGACCGGTGGTGTGTGGTGAAGCTGGCGCCGGCCGACCCGACCAGCCGCGCGCTGGAACTGCTGCGCCTGCAAGCGGACCGGGTGACGTTCGACTCCGACGGGTTCGGCCGCGTGTCGGCGGTGTGGGTGGACTCGAAGGTGAAACTTGCCCCCGAGGATTGCCTCCTGGATCACGGCTACGCGCCGTTGACGGCGACCGGCACGTCGCCGATGCGGACCCTTGCGGCGATCCTGCAAGAGTCGTCCGAGGCGGTCGCGTACCGCCGCTCGGTGTGGCGCAACTCAGCCCGGGTGCCGGTCGTGTTGCAGCGCCCCGCGTCCGCGGGTCCGTGGAGCGACACCGCCCGCGACCGTTTCCTCGCCGGCTGGCGCAGCTACGTGAAGGGCGGCGGCGCTGAAGGCGGCACCCCGCTGCTGCAAGACGGGATGACGCTGGCGAAGGTGGACGCGTTCAGCCCGAAAGACACGAACGACATTCAAGGGCGCCAGTTGTCCGACGCCGAGGTGGCGGCAGCGTTCCACATCGCGCCCGAGCTGGTCGGCGCCCGGCAAGGCACCTACTCCAACGTCGAGGCGTTCCGGCAGATGCTGTACCGCGACGCGCTCGGGCCGATGTTCGCGGCGTGGGAGCAGGTCATCAACGCCATGTTGACCACCGACCTGGACGACACCGGCCTGCTGTACGTGGAAGCCGACGTGGACGCGAAACTCCGCGGCAGCTTCCACGAGGAGGCGTCGGTGATGAGCACCGCGACCGGTGCGCCGTGGCTGACCCGCAACGAGGCACGCGCCCGCAAGAACCTGCCCGAGATCGAGGGCGGCGACGAACTGGTGACGCCGCTGAATGTGCTGGTCGGTGGGCAGGCGTCCCCGACCGACACCGGGACACAGAACCTTGCGTCGGCGCCGGCTGTGCTGGTCAAGGCCGCGACCCGGCCCGCGCCGCAGCGGTACCAGTCGAAGGCGGAACGGGTCCTGTTGGCGTATTTCGCGCGGCAACGCAAGTCGGTGTTGCCCGCGTTGGGCGCGAAGGCTGACGGCTGGTGGAACGCTGACCGGTGGGATAGCGAACTGGCCGAGGAGTTGTTCGACCTGTCCACCGGGATCGCCGCCGAGGTGGGGCCTGCCGCCGCGGCCGGGCTCGGGTACGACGCCAGCGACTACGACACCGACCGCACTGTCGCGTTCCTGCGCAAGGTCGCCGAGGGGCGCGCCGCGAACATCAACGCGACCACGTTCGCGCAACTGAAAGACGCCCTGTCTGACGCTGACGCCACACCGGCCGCAGTGTTCGACAGGGCCGAGTCCCGGGCCGCCGCCGCGGCCACGTCCATCGTGACCGACACCGCGTCGTTTGCGACCGTTGAGGCAGCCAAACAGGTCGGTGCCGCGACGGCTAGTAAGACGTGGGAGACGGGGCGCAACCCGCGCCCCGAGCATGCGTCGATGAGCGGCGAAACGGTCGGCATCGAGGACCAGTTCAGCAACGGGCTCGACTGGCCCGGCGCGTACGGACCGGCCGACGAAGTTGCCGGGTGCAACTGCACCGTCTCCGTCACCGTGGACTGACCGCCGGCCACACCCCATAACGCACCGGATACCCCACCCCCACCGCGGGGGGCGGGGTGTCCGGTCGCGCCCGCGTCACGCGCCACACAACAAAACATCGCCCGGGAGGGCTCGTGAAGATCAAAGACCTTTCCGTGAAGATCAAGGCCGGACCCGATGACGGGCTGGACGTGGGCCAGTTCACCGCCTACGCGGCGGTGTTCGGGAACAAGGATTCTTACGGCGATGTGCTGATGCCGGGCGCGTTCGACCAGACGTTGGCGGAGTGGGCCGACAGCGATGCGCCGATTCCGCTGTTGTGGGGCCACAACATGGCTGACCCCGACTACAACATCGGCGAAGTCCTGACCGCCGAGCAGGACGACCACGGGCTGCTGGTGACGGCGCAGCTTGACCTGGACACCCCGAAGGCGGCGCAGACGTACCGGCTGTTGAAGGGGCGCCGCGTCAATCAAATGTCGTTCGCGTACGACGTCACCGACGGCGGCGAACAGACCCGCCCCGCCGACAACGGCGCGGGCGATGAGCACTTCTACGAACTGCGCGGCGTGAAGCTGTACGAGGTTTCCGTCGTGCCGGTCGGCGCCAACGCCGAGACCGAAATCCTCGCCGTGAAAACGCTGGTGGCGGGGCTCAAAGCTGGCCGGGTCCTCTCGGCCAAGAACGAGGGCGAACTACGCGCAGCACACGCAGCCATCGGCTCGGTGCTCGCTGCCCTAGGCAACGAAAACGATCAGGAAAAAGCCACCGGTACAGGTCCGGCCAACGACGAGGACAGCCCCGCTGTCAAGTCGGAGGAGCCCAACCCCAACCCGTCCGCGAAAGCCCTGGTGACCCTCTCAATTCTCAGCCTCGCGTGAGGCAGGAAGGGGTTCCGTCGTGAACCTCAAGGAGAAGCGGGCCGCGGAACTGGCGGCAGCGCACGCAGTAGTCGAAGGAGCAAAGGATCGTGACCTCACACCGGAGGAGACCGCAACGGTGGAGGCGCACGTCGCCGAGGTGAAGGCGCTCGACGTGCAGATCGCCGCGGCCGACAAGTCCGCCGAACTGGTCAAGTCGTTGGGCTCGATGGGCCGCGCGCTGGTCAAGGGTGACGGCGTGACCGAGGCCGACGAGACGTTTGCCCGCACCTTGGGTGACCACTTCATCAAGCACGCCGGCCAGCGCCTGAAGGATATGCGCGGGATCTCCGGTGCCACCGTGTCCGCCCCTGAATGGGTGAAGGCCGCGGGCGACACTCAGGTGGTCGGCGCGAACGGTGTCTTTCAGACACCGGTCCTGACGCAGTTCGATACCACCATCGTGACCGGGGTCCGTCCCCGGCTCGTGGTGGCCGACCTGCTCGGGCAGGGGACGCTGAGCGGTAACGCGATCTCCTACTTTGTGGAGTCCGCGATCGAGGGCGGGTTCGCCGCCGTCGCGGAGGGCGGGCTGAAGCCGCAGATCCACATCGTTGACCCGATCATCATGGTGGACCAGCTCAAGAAGATTGCAGGCTGGATCAAGTTTACCGACGAGATGATTGAGGATCTCGCGTTCTACGTGAGTGAGATCAACAACCGTCTGTTGTACGAGCTGGGGCGGTTCGAGGAGCAGCAGTTGCTCTACGGTCCGGGCACCGGTTCGACCCTGCTCGGCCTGCTGGAACGTGTCGGGGTACAGACCGAGGCCAGCACCGGCGGCGACGACAACGCCGACGCGATTTTCCGTGCCATCACGAAGGTGTCCACCGGCTCCGGCCTGGACGCCGACGGGATCGTCATCAACCCGCTTGACTATCAGGACCTGCGGCTGAGCCGGGACGCCAACGAGCAGTATTTCGGCGGCGGATTCTTCACCGGCCAGTACGGCAACGGCACGATGACGATGCAGCCCCCGGTGTGGGGTATGCGCACCGTCATCACTCCCGCGATCGTCGCGGGAACGGTCCTCGTGGGCGCGTTCAGCCAAGGCGCGACCGTGTACCGCAAGGGCGGCGTGCGGGTCGAATCGACCAATAGTCACGCGTCCGACTTCATTTCCAACCTTGTCACGACCCGCGCCGAGGAGCGCATCGCTCTCGCGGTGCGGTACCCGGCCGGGTTCGTTGACGTCACGTTGGGCTGAATCTGAACGGGTCGGGTGGGGGTGTGCCTCCGTGCCTCCCACCCGGCCCGTCTCCACGGAAACCCCACAGCGAAAGGGATTCAAGGCGATGGCTGAACGACGCTTGAAGGAATACACCGTGATGATCGGTGGGCTGCCGCACACGTTGCGGCTCGACAAGGAAACCGCCGACCGGTACGGCGCGGCTGCTACGCCGGCCGAACCGCGGAAGGCCGCGGCGAAGTCCGCCACACCGCTGAACAAGGCCCGCGAGGCTGACAGCCGATGAACGCCGATGTGCCAGCCCTGTTCGCCGACGACCTCGGGTTGGAGCTGGACACCGACACCCAACTCGCCTACTCCACCGCGTGGATACGGGCGTATTGCGGCTGGCACATCGCACCGTCGATCATCGACGCGGCCACGCTCGACACGTTCGGCGGGCGCACGCTGCGCCTACCGACGCTGCACCTGACCGACGTTGCTTACGTGACCTACACCGCCGACGACTCGGTGGTGGATCCCGACGACCTGTCGTGGTCAACGGTCGGGCTGGTGGAGCGGTCCTGCGGCTGCTGGCCGCGTGGGCTCGGAACGGTCACAGTCGAATTCACTCACGGTTTCGACACCGTGCCCGAGGTGCTGCGCGCCCTCACGGTGCAGATGGCAACCCGGCTACCGGCGCAGTTCGCCAGCGTCACCTCTGAAACCGCGGGTGGTGTCACCCGCCAGTACGGCGGGCTGCTTTCGGGTCAGGCTGCCGTCGCCAACTACATGACAGCCAGCGAGAAAATCATCCTCGACATGCATTACCGGCTGTGGCCCGCGCCGTGAGTCTGCCGTCATTCGCTACCCAAACCATCGCGGTGGTCCGCCCCGCGTGGCTCGATGACCACGGCACGTCGGTCCGCGACTGGGACCACACCACCAGCCACACCGTGACGGGTTGTTCGGTGCAGCCGGTCACCGGTTCCGAGGACGAGATCAACCGGGCGATTTCGGTCACCACGGTGGCGCTGCTGTTCGCGCCGGCCGACGCCGATATCGCCGACACCGACCGGATCAGGTACGGCGGGACCACGTTCGAGATTGAGGGATCCGTCCGCCGCTATGAGACCGGGGTCCTGGACCACCTGGAAATTTCGCTGAGCATCGTGACCGGCTAGGAAGGAACGCCCCGTCATGGCCAAGAGCGCCCGCATTGTGTTGAACCGCGCCGGTGTCCGGGAGTTGCTGAAGTGCCCCGGCGTGCAGGCAGACCTCGCCCGCCGCGCGGAGCGGATCGCCGCCGCGGCTGGCCCCGGCATGGTGGCCGAGTCCTACGTCGGCCGTAACCGTGCCCGGTCACGGGTCTACACGCAGACCCCCGAGGCGCGCCGCGCGGAGGCGTCTGACCGCACCCTCACCCGCGCGATCGACGCCGGCCGCGGCTAGTGGACGTGGTGTTGTTCCCCGACGCAGAGCAGGTGCTGTGTCAGTGGCTCGCCGCTGCCCTTGCAGCCAAGGGTGTCACGGTGCCGGTGGTGACGTCGGTGCCCTCGAAACGCCCCGCGATGTTCGTCCGGTTGATGCGTACCGGCGGTGCCCGGCACAGCGTCGTCACCGACGCGGCGTTGATCACGGTGGAGTCGTTCGCGGCGCGGGAGTCCGCCGCGTCATCGCTGGCGCAGATGTGCCGCGCGGTCCTCAACGCCGCCCCCGGCAACGTCGCCGCCGTCACGGTCTACAAGGTCCGCGAGATCGGTGGACCGCAGAACCTGCCCGATCCGGTCACCACCCAGTACCGCTACACCCAAACTTTCGAGGTCCATCTACGCGGCGCCGCCGCCTAACCCTCGACCCCCACGAAAGGAAAACCCTCATGGCACTCGTGTCAGATAACGTCCGGGTCGCAGTGACAGGCGTCGTTGCTGTCGGCAACCTGACCGCACCGGCCCCGCTCGACGCCGACGCGGCGATGGGTGTTGCCTACACCGACCTCGGTTACGTCGGGGAGGATGGCGTCACCGAGACCCGCGACCGCAGCAGCGACAAAATAAAGGCGTGGCAGAACGCCGACACGGTGCGCGAGGTCATCACCGAGGCCGGGGTCACGCTGCAATTCGTCCTGATCGAGACGAAGTTGGAGACCGTAGAGCTCTACTACGGCGCCACCGTGGACACCACCGACGGATCCATCGCGATCGTGCCCGCCGCGACCGGTGGCCGGAAGCGGTTCATTGTGGACCTGATCGATGGGGACGACTTCATCCGCAGCTACGTGCCGTCCGGTGAAGTGATGGAGGTCGGAGATCAGGTGTACGCCAGCGGTGAGCCGGTCGGCTACGAGGTCACCATCGCCTGCTACCCGAGCGGCGGCTACTCGTTGAAGAAGTTCTACAGCTCGCTGGTCGCTGTCCCGGCGCCGTAACCCATGCCCACGTCCCGCAAGGCAACACCGCCCAAGTCGGCGCCGCGCAAGAGAGCAGCGGCGGCGCCGGCTGAACCGAGCCGCGCCGATTTCGTGTTCACCCACAACGGCGCCGACTACACCCTCCCGTCGTTCGCGATGCTCAAGTCGGGACTCATCCGCCGTATCCGCAGCATGGACGAGGCCGACGCGTTCTATGCGCTGCTCGAAGAGGTCGCGTCGCCCGAGACGCTGGCCGCGGTGGACGACATGGCGATGCTCGACCTACGCGCCATGGTGAACGACTGGCAGAAACACTCCGGGGTCCGCTTGGGGGAATAGTGGCGGCGGTCCAGCTTGTGGACGACCACACGTCAGCGTTCGTGTACGACTGGCGCCACAGGTTCGGCCTGCCGCTGCGCGAGGTGACCGACACCGCCCCCGACTGGTGGGAGTTCTGCCACCTGTTGACCAGCCTCACGAACGACCCGACCTCCCATGTCGCCGCCGCGATGGCCGGGTGGTCGCGTCCGTGGTCGCCCGAGGCGTGGATCCTCGCCGACCTGCTCGACGTGTTCATCCGCGCCAACTCCAAACGCGCCAGCAGGACCAGCGCCTACCCGCGACCCAACGACGCGCGGCCCGTGCGGTACGGCGGGGGCCGGTCCCAGTCCGATATCTACGCGGCCTTGCAGGCACGCGGCCACGACACCACCTGACCCGGGAAGGGGCTACGCCTGTATGGCGATCGAGCTGGCCACCGCGTACGTGAACCTGACGGTATCGGCGAAGGGCGTCACCGATGAGGTCCACCGCAAGGTCGTCCCGTCGGTGACCGACGCCGCCGACAAGGCCGGGAAGCAAGGCGGCAAGAAGCTGTCCGCCGGGTTCGGCGGCGGGTTCAAGTCGTTGGCGGGGCTGGCCGGTGGAGTGTTCGCCGTGTCGAAGGTCAAGGATTTCTTTGGCGCCTCGATGGACGAGGCGAAAGAGTCCATCAAGGTCAACGCGCTGACCGCCACCGTACTCAAGTCCACCGGGGCAGCGGCCGGTGTCTCGGCCACTCAGGTCGGCGACCTGGCCACCGAGGTCAGCAACTACGCCGCGATTGACGACGAGGCTGTGCAGGCTGCTGAAAACCTGCTGCTGACGTTCACGAACGTGAAGAACGGGGTCGGCCAGAACAACGACATTTTCAACCAAGCGACCAAGACAGTCGCGGACATGTCCGTTGCTCTGGGCACCGACATGAAGGGCGCGTCCATCCAAGTCGGCAAGGCGCTGAATGACCCGGTGAAGGGTGTCAGCGCCCTATCGAAGGTGGGTGTGTCGTTCACCGCGCAGCAGAAGGCGCAGATTAAGGCGCTGGTCAAGTCCGGTAAGACGATGGACGCGCAGAAAATCATCCTGAAGGAACTGCAAACCGAGTTCGGCGGCGCAGCGAAGGCCGCGGCCACGCCGGCCGAACGCGCCGCGGTCGCGTGGGCCAACTTCAAAGAGTCCATCGGCACGGCGCTGATGCCCACGCTCAACAAGCTGATGGATTTCTTCTCCACGAAGGTCGTCCCGGTCCTGGTGGACAAGGTGCTACCCGCGATCGTGAACATGTTCAAGTGGTTCGGTGACCACTCAGACACCATCGGGAAGGTGACCGCGGTACTGCTCCCACTGCTCGCCGCGCTCGGAACGTTCATCGGGATTCTACGGATCGCCACCGCAGTCACTGCGCTCTACAACGCTGTCCTGTTCGCCAACCCGCTGGTTCTGATCATCGCCGCCGTCATCGGACTCGTGGTCCTGTTCGTGGTGCTCTACAAAAAGGTGGACTGGTTCCGCGCCGCCGTCGATCTCGTGTGGGCGTTCATCAAGGGCGCGGTGCTGTCCATGAGAGACGTTGTGGTGGGCGCGTTCCACGCGATCGCATGGGTGGTCACCGAACTACCCGGCAAGATTGCCCGTGTAGCGGTAGGGCTGTGGCACGGCATCACCGCCGCCACCAGCGCAGTGAAAGACTGGATCGTTGCCCGGTTCAACGATGTGGTCGGGTTCCTGACCGGGTTGCCCGGCAAGGTCGCGGCTGTCGCTGCCCGGCTGTGGGGCGGCATCACCAGCAGCGCCGGCCGGGCGAAGGATGCGGTGGTGAACCGGCTGCAATCCATGGTGGATTGGGTGAAGGGCCTGCCCGGCAAGGTGACCAGCGCGCTGAGCAACGCCTTTGACGGGCTCGTGGGTGCGGGTAAGTCCGCGTTCAACGGGCTGGCGAACGCGTGGAACAACACCGTCGGGTCGTTCACTCTCACGATTCCCGATTGGGTGCCGAAGCTCGGCGGCAAGGCGTTCAGTTTCCCGAAGCTGCCGACGCTGGCACGGGGCGGTGCACTGAGCCCCGGCTGGAACGTCATCGGGGAGAACGGACCCGAGCTGGTCCGCCGTGCCGGTGCGCCCGCCCGGGCGTTCTCCAACACCCGGTCAACGAACATGGTGGGCCAGTCCGGCCCCCCGTCGGTGAACCTGACCGTTAACTACCCGCTGCCTGAGAAGGTCAGCACCGCGCTGCCGCACCTGCTGCGCAGCGCCGCCAGCCACCTGGCCGCGGCATGAGCTACCCCGACACGTTGTTAGTGGACGGGCTCGACCTGCAAACCGTGCCCGGGCTGGTCGTGATGGACCTTGCCGGGTTGTTCGCGCCCGGCACCCGCCGCGGCGACGACGACGTGATTCCCGGCAGGCGCGGGCAGGTCGGCGCCGAACTGCCGTTCGACGCCTACGCGTTCACGATCGGCGTGGCGTTGCTGTCCGACACCGCCGAGCCGGTCCCGAGCCGCGCGCAGTTCATCACCCGGCTACGCACCCTGTCCGCTGCACTGATGGGCACTAACGGGCTGGTCACCTTGACCCGCCGGCTGGCCAACACAGGCGGCGCCGGGTACGTGGAGCACACCTGCGCCGGCCGGTTCGTGTCCGGTACCGGGTTCGACATGCTGAACGCGTCCAACGGAACGACCGAGTTACAGTTCATCAACCTGGACGGCGCGTGGCACGACGCCGCGACCGATGCGTGGCTGGTGCCGTGAGCCTCGACCGGATCACCACCGACCTGTACGCGCGGGACGGCGTGACACATCTGGCCACCCTCGACGACGCCGTGGTGACGTGGCAAGACGAACTGTCCAAGCCGGGTACGGCGACCGTGCGGCTGCCCGTCGCACAAGCCGCAGCACTGGCCGACCGGACCGTGCTCAAGTTCACGTGGGCCGGTGCTGTCAGGTTCGGGTGCCGCGTCAACAAGGAAACCACCCAACTCGCCACCGACAATCTGTCGTCGCTGTCGCTGCACCTCGACGCACAGCCCGGCCTGCTGTCGATCCTGTCCGACGCGGTGGTGTTGCCCGAGTACAGTTTCGGCCGCGTCACCGGCAGCGAGCGGCTGTTCGGGTTCATGTCGAAACGCGGCGGCTGGTACAACGACGCCGACTGGACAGCAGCGGTCGGGTACAGCTTTGCCGACGACCCGCTGCGCACCGGGTACCCCGCCGAAATGGCCCCGGCTAACCCCGACTGGATCGGGTACGTGTCGCCCACCACCCCGCAGCCGGTCCCCACCACGTGGTACTTCCGGCGCGAGTTCATGACCTACACCGCGCAGAACGTGTCACTGCTGTTCTCCGCGGACAACTTCCTGACCCTGTACCTGGACGGACAGCGGATCTCCTCCCCGACCCCTGACGACAACTACGCCTACCGCACCGCGGTGACCATCGCGGCGCGGCTGGAGGTCGGGCTGCACGTGCTCGCCGCGGAGGTCACGAACGCCAACGGCGGCGACACGAATGCCATGGGCCTGATCGGTGCCGTGCTCACCCTCGACAGCCACGGCGAACCCAACGACGTGCTACTGAAAACCGACGACGCGTGGCTCGTGAACAACGGAGCGCCGGCCGCGCCGGGGTGGCGCCGCGGGCAGGTGCTGCGCGCACTGGTCGCCGAAGCCGCCGCGCGTGGCGTCACCACCGTGGACGATCTCGCGGTCGGGTTCAGCGACACCCACGACAGCAACGGCGACCCGTGGACCGACACCCCCGACGACTTCACGTTCCCGATCTACACCACGAATCTGGCCGACATAGCCAGCGACCTCGCCGAGACCGACATAGATGTGGGGCTCGACGCGGCCACCATGACGCTGAACGCATGGAACCGCCGCGGCGCCGACGTGTCCGGCACGGTCGCGCTGCACCTCGGCCGCGACGATGGGTCGCTGACCAGCTACGAAACCGCGCGCAGCACCGCACGGTTCACCGCCGTGGGTGCGCAACGCCCCGATGGTCGCTGGACCGAAGTGACCGACGCCGCCGGGATCGCCACCTATGGCCGGGTCGAGGCGGGCCTGTCGGCCGGTACGTCGGAGCAGTCCGCCACGAACCTCGCCCGGGCTCAACTGGTGGAATCCGCGGCCCCCGTGCTGGCCATCACCGGGGAAACGTCCAGCCTCATCGGGCCGCAGCCGTTCACCGACTACGAACTAGGCGACACCCTGTCGGCGCCGGGGCACCGCGACAGCGGCACAGTGAAGGCCCGCGTGATCGCTGTCAGCGTGGACGGCTCCACGTTCCCGGTCCGCTGCTGGCCCGAGCTGGTCCGCGACGACTCCGACAGCAACGGCGGTCACCCGCCGCGCCGGCTGCCGCCGACCGGGGCGCAGCGCATCCTGACGAAGCTGCGCAAGGTGATCGACAAGGTGGACCGCTCCGGCCCCGGCACCGGTGGCGGGGGTGGCGGTGGCGGCGGGAGCGGTGCCGGGCCACAAGGTGAACCCGGCCCGCCCGGTGCGGGTGGTCTGGTGGTCGTCAACCACGGCACCGACCCCGGCGTGGGGCGCCCCGAAGCGGTCACCGTGTATTGGCTCGGCGAGGTTCAACCCGACAACGCGCTCGCCTACGATTTCTGGTACGACGGGCCGGTGGCCTAGGTGCCGTGGGGTGAGTGGACCCCGCACACCGAAACGGTCGCGCCGCGGGTCCTCGGCGTCAACGTGACCCACGGCGCCGTCGTCCGCACCGGGCCTGACGCGTTCACCGACGCCTACGACTCGACCCGCGCGGGCGACTTTGACGGCGTAGACAACATCATCACCGACGACTACGAGGCGCGACCGTGGGTCGGGTCGTCGGTGCACTACTACGCCGACGACCTCGGCGCCCTCGCCGCACGGGGTGACCGCACCCAAGTGCTGTGGGCGGTGGAGTTCAACGCCGCCGACTGGATCCGCCCGGCCGACACCCCGGTGCAGGAGTGGGCGGTCGGTGTCGATCCGACGTTCGACCACTTCACCGGCACGACCGAGCTGCACGAACTTGACCCGCTGGTGTGGCCCTATGGGCACCTCGCGCCGACCGACTCCAGCTATTGGGACGCTGGCCCCGGCGTGTTCCGGCTGGCCTATCTGGACTACGACACCTACGCGGAACGGCTCACCTACGGCTACCCGGCCGCGTGGATCGCTGACGGTGCCGGGGTCACCATCGCTACCGCCGAGATCGCCGCGGGCGGACCCGACCCGGTGCCGATGGTGTCGCTGACGCCGGCCGAGTTCGCGTTCCTGCCGCATCCGCGGCTGTTGCTGTTCGCCGAGTACATGCCGCCCCCGACGCCCGCGGCGCCGGACCTGGACCCGGGCCACAGCATCACCACCGCCCCGGTCGGCGCGTACCCGCCACCGGCCGCGCTCGGGGAGATCAACACCCCCGATATACGGATCTACGACCCGGTGCTGCGCACCGTCGGCGGGCTGTGGGGCCTGCCGCCCGGGGCGCTGCGCATCTACCAGCCCGGCGCCTATGGCCCGCCGTGGCCCGCCGTGCAGCGGTTCCCCGATGCCTAACGAAACGGAGCACCGCTCATGACCGCTGTCCGCTACGACCTGCTCATTGAGCAAGGCGCGACCTTCACCCTCACCTTTGAGTGGCGCGAAGACGACGGCTCATCCCCGCCGGCCGGGCCGCTGATCGACACCTCCGGGTATGACGCGCGGATGCAGATCAAGACACGCCCCGGCGGCGCGGTCCTGATCACCCTCTCCGAAGGCGCCGGGATCACCGTTGCCGGGGGCATCATTTCCGTGCGGATCGGCGCCGACGTGACCGCGACGCTGGCCAAGTCCGGCGCCTACGACCTCGAACTGCACTCGGTCACAGACCCCACCGAAGTGATCCGGCTCGCGCGGGGGCTCGTGGTGCTGTCCAAGGAAGTGACCACGGCGTGAGTTGCGAAACGGTCGTCGTTGTCCGTGAACCCGAAACGGTCATCGTCGTGCGCGACGACACCACCGTGGTCGCGGTCGCCACCACGTCCACGGTCGTCGCCGTCAGCGAAACCCCCGACCACCTCATCGTCGCGCGTGAACCCGACACGGTGGTCGCGGTCGCCAGCCCCGGTCGTGGACCCGCCGGGGCGGACGGCGCCGACGGTGTGAGCGGCGGCTACTACCACCACGTGCAGGGTGCGCCGGCCGCGGTGTGGCTGATCGTGCACAGCCTCGGCTACAACCCCGCCGTCTCCGTGCGCGACTCCGCGGGCGATATGTGGGAAGGCCAGATCACCTACCTGAGCCCCGACAGTCTCACCGCCACTTTCCACGCGCCGTTTTCGGGCGTCGCCGACCTGAGCTAGGAGCACCCCCTAATGGCACGGAAGTTCGGCGTAGCGCTTGACTTGCAGAAGAACGAGCTACAGAACGCCCGCGTGCAGAACCTCGCCGGGGCGCCGTCAGCACCGGTCGCCGGGCAGTTGTACTACGACACCGGCACGTCGGTCCTGTACTGGTACGACGGTTCAGTGTGGGTCGCCGCCAAGGATGCGGGCGGCGGGTCACCGACCGGTGCCGCCGGGGGGGTCCTGTCCGGCACCTACCCGAACCCCGGTTTCGCGGTGGACCCGTACGCCCGCGCGAACCACACCGGCACACAGGTCGCCGCGACTATCTCCGACTTCAACACCGCCGTACGGACAAACACCCTCGCGCAGCTCGCGCCGCCCACCGGCTCCGTCACGCTGAACGGGCAGAAAATCACCAGCCTCGGCGACCCGACGCTCGGCACCGACGCGACGAACAAGAACTACGTAGACAACGCCGTCGCCGGGCTGTCGTGGAAAGACTCAGCGAGGGTCCGCGCCGCGGCGAACGTGAACACCGCCGCGCCCGGTACCGCGATCGACGGGGTAACCCTCACCGCCGGGGACCGGGTGCTACTGGCGGCGCAGACCACCGCCGCACAGAACGGGCTGTACGTGTTCAACGGGTCCGCGGTCGCCATGACCCGCGCCCTGGACGCCGACACCGCCGCCGAACTGGTCGGCATGGCCGTGTTCATCGAAGAAGGCACGTCCGCCGACACCGGCTGGACGTTGACCACGAACGCGCCACTGGTGGTGGGCACCACCGCGCTGGCCTATGCACAGTTCAGCGGCGCCGCGTCGTTCACCGCGGGCGACGCGCTCGTGCAGGTCGGCAACCAGTTGAACGTGGTCGCCGGTACCGGCATCACCGTCGCGGGTGACGCCGTGAACATCGACACCACCGTGGTCGCGCGCAAGTTCTCCGCGGCCATCGGTGACGGCGCCGCCACCGCGTACGTCATCACCCACAACCTCGGCACCCGCGACGTACAAATTCAGGTCTACACCGCCGCCGCCCCGTACGAGACGATTGAGACCGACGACGAACGCACCTCCACCACCACGGCAACCGTGCGGTTCGCCACCGCGCCCGCGCTCAACGCCTACCGTGTCGTGGTGCTGGGGTGACCCGCCGGCTGCTGGTCGAATCCACGATCCTCGGCGAGCCTGTCCTGCACGGGCTCCACGATCCGTGGCACACCGTCGGCAGCGGCGGCGGCGAACCGTCGTTCGTGAACGGCTGGGTTGCCGTCAGCGGGTACCCCGTCCAGTTCCGCAAAGACGAAATCGGCAACGTCCACATTCGCGGCACCGCGCAAAGCGGCACCTACGGCGCGCACGTGTTCACGCTGCCCACCGCGTACCGGCCATCCACCGCCGTCGCCACGTTCACCTACCTGACGAACGCGAACCCGACCACGGCCATACCGATCGTGATCATCACCACCGCTACCGGGGCGGTCGCGCCGACACAGAAAATCGGCACCGCCACGGCCATATCGCTCAACGTCATCTACTCCACCGAGCCCTAGGAAACCCCCATGGCGCAAGCGTTTCTGAAGTTCGATTCCATCATGGCCAAGAACGAGGAGCCGCAGCACGACACCACCCCCGCGACCTCGTTTTGGACACAGTGGGAACTGACCCTGATCGACCCCACCGTGTCCTACAACCCGGCCATTGACCGGGCCGACGTCGGTGAAGGCATGACGAATTCCGTTGTGCAGATCGTTGTAGCCGCGGGCGACACCGCCGCCGCGTTCGCCACGAAGGTCCGCGCCCAAGTCAACGCCGCCGCCACTGCGCGCGGCGTCACCGTCCCCGCCAATCAGTTACTGATCCCGACTCACCAGAGGATGTGACCGTCGTGACCGAAAGCCACGAGACCCACGAAACCACCGAGACGACCGAGGTGACCGAGACCGAGGAGCAGCCGGAAACCAGCGTCAACTCGGTGGACGAGCAAGACGACACAGAGGTCGCCGACGACCAGACCCCGATGCCGTACCCCGCAACGCCCGACGCCGCAGACAAGGCCGACAGCGCAGACACCGACGAGGCCGACGCCGCCGACGCGAACGAAGCCGACAAGGCCGACCGCAAGTGACCGCCGCGGCGCGGCCAGTGCCGCACCTGGAGCCGCCCTACAGCGCTGCCCAAGCGGCTGACCGGTTGTTGGCGGTGGCCGCGTCGCAGATCGGTTTCCGTGAAGGCCGCAGCAAGTCAGGCGACTGGAACAATGACAACCCGTACGGCGCGTGGTACGGCTCCAACGGGGTGAGCTGGTGTGCGCAGTTCGTTTCGTGGTGCGCGCAGCAGGCGGGCTACCTTGACGTGATCATCCCCAAACACCAGTACACGCCCGCCGGCTGGGCATGGTTCAAGGCCCGCAACCGGGACGTATCGAAGCCGCAACGCGGAGACGTGCTGTACGTGTACGGCACCGTGGCCGGGGTGCGGCGCGTGCATCACGTCGGCTTCGTGGAGAAGGTGCTCCCCGGTAACCGGATCCAAACCGTGGAAGGCAACACGAACGCCAGCGGCGACAGCCAAGGGCTCGGGGTTCTGCGGCTCACCCGCAACGTCACGCCCCGGCTCAGGTTCGCGCGGCCCGACTACACGAAGGTGGTGAAGGTCCGCCCCAAAGGCACCCGCCCGCCCGCGGCGCGGGTCACCGCACTCAGCACCAAAGCGATGCAGTACGCCGCGGAGCATCCCGCCATGTCCGGTGTGTGGGGAGCGCAGCGCCTCGCCGCCATGTCCACCCTCAAATATCTCGGGCTCACCCCCACCGTCACCCCCGACAAGGGCACCGCGTGGGACGCGCACTTCCGCGCCGCCTGGAAACGCTGGCAACTGTCCCTCGGGTACCGCGGCGCCGACGCTGACGGGCGCCCCGGGGACGCGTCCGTTGACAAGCTGTGCCGCCGCGCCGGCTACAAGCACCTGCCATGACCGGGCGCCGAATGAGTAGCGGGCCAGAGCCGACAGCCCCAAGGTCAGAGAACCCTTACTGCATGCGGTGCGGTCGGCACCTAGGCATGCCGTACCACGAAACGAACGAGCACGACGACGCAGCAAAGGGGACCACCCATGATCAAGCCCGGGACAGGAAACGAGGGTGACGCCAACCCCGTCCCCAAGGCCGACGCCACCCCCGCCCCGAAGGTGGTCGCGGCGACAGCCGCCGCTGCCGCCGCTACCTGCATCGTAGTTCTGATCAGTGTTGTCACCGGGGGACAGGTGCCTGTCGGTGTCGAAGGCGCGCTAGCCACCCTGCTCGCGTTCGCCGCCGGGTACATCACGCCACCGCGCGGCTAGTAGCCCTGCCCTTCCCACGGAACGCCGATCACGCGGAACCAGCACCCGAGGTGATACGGGGCACGGGTCACCGTCTCCGGCCCCGAGTAGGGGATCGTTACGCCTTGGTCGCCGTGCCGGATCGGATCACCACACGCGCCACACGGCTGGTCAGCAGGCGTCTCTACGTGGGCGCGTCGATCACATATCGGCGCGTTCCACGACGCGCCGAACCACCGCACAGTACCTATGTCGCCGTCAGTCATCGCTCGCCCTGCCGGAGGCCGGTTTCGCGTCGTCTGCGGTTAAACGGTCGCACGGGTCCGCAGCGGCCGGTGAGTCGCTACGGGTCATGCACCGTATGCACACCATCGGGAAGCGCGCCCGTACCCACGTCTCGCGCCAGTCGTGGCCCGCGCCAAATTCGGTCACGTCGCCGTCGTCGGTCACAGCGCCTCCCGCCCGTCTGGGTAGACCTTGCATGACAGCCGGGAGATCCCCCAACAACACCCCCGGCAGCCGCACAGATACCACCGACCGGTGTCGCGCCACGGGATCAGGTCCACGGCTGCGCACAGCCACAGCAGCGCCCGCGCCAACGCCACCCGTACCAGCCGGATCGCGGCGTCAGTCATCGGCCACCCCCGGTGACATGTCCAGACCGGCCCGGTAGTTGCGCTGCGCATGCGCCACGCGGGTCGGGTCGCCCTCGGCGAGAAACCAGATCATGCCGAACATTTCTTCAACCGCTTCGTACACGTCGCCACCGTTCTCCAACATGCCAGCCATGTCGCTAGGTGCGATTAGCTGCCCGTCGTCGTTCACCGTGTGGCTATAGCTACCCGCCATCGGATCGGTCCTCTCTGGTCCAGTCGTGGCAGTGGCCGCAGTAGCCCTGCTGTATGTCGTTCGGGTTGTAACTGGTCCGGCCACACCGAGGGCACGTGAACCCGGGATAGGTGTGCATCGTCACCAGAAAGCTGGCGTTGTGGGTGAGCGCCGGCCCGCCGTCGGTGAACGTGACGACCCGCAGTGGGTAGCCGTGCTGGTCGAACGCCTTCACCACTTCCGCGACTGTGCGCAGCACGCCGCGGTGCTCGATCACGTCACCGGGGTGGAGATCCCGCAGCGTCTTTTCAGTCGTCGGCACCGGTTGCCCCGTTGATCACTGTCTCGACGTCGCCGGGGTCGCTGTTGTCGCGTGCCGCCGCTGCGACCTGATCGTGCATAGCGATCGCCGCGGCGCGGGTGGACGTGCGCCACGTTCGGCAGCTACCGTCGCCGGCCGGACCGAACAACGCAGTTGCATACAGCAGTGGCGGACCGGAGCCGCTTAGGTTGGAATCGAGAACCAGAAACACGGTGCTCACGAACATGCACCCGGCTTCGGTTTGCGCGACGATCCGGTCGCGCGACTTCAACAACACCTCGGCCTGCTCGATGGTGATGCGCTGGTGTTCGAGGTCATACCAGTGCGGCGGTGGGTCGCTCATCATCTGCCCGTCTTGATTCTCTCTAGCGCGTCGCGTCCCGCGGCGGTGAGGATGAACGCGCCGCCGGGGACCTCGACCGGCTCAATCAGTCCTAGCTCGCGCAGCCGGTTTACGATCGGTTGCAGGTTGGCCGCGTCCCAGTTGCGCGGCCCCTTGTCATAGGACACCAGCAGCACAATGTCACTGTGGTGCAGTTCCATCGGGATCCCCTTTCCCCGTTTTGAAACCGCCCCGGAGCGCTAGCCGCTCCGGGGCGGCTCTCCCGTTTTGCGGCCACGGGGGTGGAACCGCGCCCGGGAGTCTCAGGAAGCCGCGCGCCCCGGCAGGATACTCACCTCTGTGGGCGACTGAACCACCACCGAACGGAAATCGAGCCCGAGCCGGTTCAGCGTCACCCGGACCTGCGCGGCGATAGACGGGTGCACCCCGTCAAGAATGCTCGTGGCCTGGACGGGCGCGGTGCTGACCTTTACTCGTGGCTGTCGCGGTCGCCACGGCTCGACCTGCTCCGACGTGACCGGTGCCGGACCGGTAGCCAGTGGCGCGGCGAACGTGCGCCAATCCCTAGCTGACGCGCCCACGATGCCCACCGTAATGACCGTGTGCTCATCCTCATTCACCACAGCGAGCACCCCGCCGCGTTTGTAGTAGCGGCACCCCGGGCGCCCCTTCGGGTCCGGCGCAGTGGTAGCCGGGTGCGCTAGTACATCGTCCAACTGATCGGGTGCGATACCGCGCTCGGTCATCTGCTGTCTTGCGTGTGCGGTGGTGCTCCAACTCTCCATGCTCTCGACCCTTTCCCCGTGGTTATTTCGTTGATGCCACTGGCACCCATTCAATCTCTGAGCCCTTCAAGTCGTGCCAGCGACGCGCGTGGTAGGCGCGGGTACCAGTCGCTACGGAGTCTGCTTCGGGGCCACACAGCCCGCACGAGAATCGCGGAGCCTCGCCGTCCTGTTGGGAGGATGCTGCGCGGCGCTGCCGCTTCGGGGCCACCCCGCCGGCCGGGCGCCCAAATTTGGTGAGCACTTCAACGAGCATGTCTAGTTCGCTGCGATGCTCGGAGCACGCGTCCAGCTCGACCGCGCCCGCTATCGTCATTGTCTCCCCCGGGCTGTCCGTACCGACAGCCGCGCACAGGTCACACGCGATGGTGACCACGGTTCTAGCGACCATTGCCGCCTCCACTTTCTGCCCCCGTGTCCGCCACGGGCGGTCACTGACCGACAATACATAGAGCCAGTGGGTCGCAACAGTCGGTGAGAACTATTCGTGTCGCTTCCAGATCCTGACGGACCGGTCCGTCAGGATCTCCCCATGCGCTGGATATGGGTTTCGCTGCCGCACGCGACCTACGGGCTGGCCGTGGACGGCGGCAAGGTGGTGACCGCTGCGCCGATTGGCTGGTGGGCAGTGGGCAAGGATGAGCAGTACGTCGCGGACTACCTGCGGCGCCGGGGCGCCCGGCTGGTTCCGCTGGACCCCCGCGAAGGTGTTGCACCTAAATAGCACCCCACCGTAGAGAGACGCTATATAGGTGCAATACAGTCGGGGCATGACCGAGACCGGGTACGACGCCACCACGTGGCAGCAGATCGAGCAGTCCCTACGGCAGCGTGACGCTGATCCGGCCTACGCCGACGCGCCCGTGCTGGACGCCTACGCCCGGATTTCCAAGTCACCCGAAGGCGACCTTGAGAAAACCGACCGGCAGCTTGTGGACATTCTCAACAACATTGCCCGCCGCCCGGCCCGGCTCGGGGCGGTGCTGCGCGACGACAACCTGTCGGCGTGGCGCCGTACCCCCAAGGGACGCCCGGGCTGGAACGTGCTCGTGCGCCGGCTGGAAGCGCGGACCAGCGCCGGGGTGGTCGCGTGGCACACCGACCGGCTGATGCGCCAGCCCCGCGACCTGGAACGGCTGATCGACTTCGGGGAGAAGCACGGGCTGACAGTCGGGTCCTGTCATGGCGATTACAGTCTCGATGATCAGGACGACCTGTTCACGCTGCGCGTACTGACGGCGGCAGCGTCCAAGGCCAGCGCCGACACGTCGCGCCGACAGAAGCGCAAAGCGCAGTCGCTGCGCGATGCCGGGCGACTCCACGGTGGGGCGCGGCCCTTCGGGTTGCCGGGCAAGGAGCTAGGCGGCAAGGCCCCGGTGCAGCCCGCGCAGATCGAACGGGAACGCGAAGCGATCGCCTCGGCGATCCGTAGTCACCTCGATGGCGTGAGCCTAGCCACCATCTGCCGAGAGTGGAACGCGAGTGGTCTACGCACGACCAGCGGCAAACCGTGGCGAGTGGTGCATATGGGCAGACTGCTGATTGCACCCCGGGTCGTGGGGCTGCTCGTGCACAAAGGGGTAGTAGTGGGCAAACTGGCCGACGTGGAACCGATCGTCAGTGAGGACGAATGGCGCGCAGTCGTCGCCACGTTCAAGTCGCGCAGCCGCGGCAGACCAGCCTCTGACCCCTACCTGCTGTCAGGTGGGCATCTGCGCTGTGGGGTATGCGGCGAGCGGATGAAGGGCAAGCCGCAGCACCGGCCGGGCAGTGTGGTCCGCCGGTACACCTGCCGTGATATCAACTGCGGCGGTGTATCAATCGACGCTCTCCTCGTGGAGGCGGAAGTCCGCAGCTTCGTGCTGACCGAACTGGCCGACCCCAAGCACCAGCGCCAAATTGCGCAGACCTCGGCGAAACTCGCAGAGGCCGAGAAGCGGCTACGGGTCGCGCGGGACACCGTGACCGAACTGGCCCGCCGCCTCGGCGAAGGCGAGATGGACCTCGACGCGCACGACGCCGCGGTCGCCCCGCTGAAACGTCGCATCACCAAACTGACCGCCGAACGGGATGCGCTGCTAGACGCGGGCGCGGGCAGCGCGCTGCGAGTCGCCAACCGGGCCGAACTGGCCACCGAGTGGGACGACCCCGACGCGACAGCAGACCATCGGAGGCGGATGATTCGCCGAGTCGCCCCGCGCGGATTCATCGTCATGCCACGGGAGCTAGGAACCAGCCGGGTCAACGTCAAGGCACGCCTCCGCGTCGCCGAGCAGTGAGATTCGGTACGACCACCGGCCGGTCGCCGCCCCCCACGGTGCGGCGCCGGCCGAGTGTTTCCGGCTTCCATTCGCCGCAGCCCTTGCAGCACCGCCAGCAGTACAGCGCGACCAGCCCGACCCGCCACGGCGCCTCCGGTGCGCCCTGCTCTGCCCGCCCGAGCTGGGACGCCCGGTCCCATACCTGCACCTGCCATTCGCCGTCGCTGGTCCGCCGGACCTGCCCGACGACCGTTGAGTCGCCGCGCCGGTCGCAGCGTGAACACCAGACCGTATTGGGTGCCAGCTTCATTCCGGGTGTTCCCCCGCGTCTGGTCATCGGGTAGCGTCCCGGCGCAGAGCCACCGGGCTGACCCCGTGGCCCGCGCCGGGGCGGCGACCTGAGCCCACCAGTGACTGTGAATGGCGATCCTGCCTAGTAGCGGCTGGAGTCGATCCTTTTCCCGAGGGGTTTCGTCTCCATGCCCGACACCAGTCCCGAGGCGCGACAGGCGCGCCTAGATCACAGCGTCCCGCTCGCCGACTACCACTGCCCCGACGACCTCGGTGCGGAGGCGTACGCAGATATCGCCCGCGTACTGGACGAGATTCGCGCGGCGCGTGCCCGGCGTCTACTGACCGCCGGGCACACGCCGCGCCAGTGACGGGCACGTCTCACGGCGGTTTCGGTCGCCACCAGCGGGCACCCTTCCCGGCCTTGTGCCGTGGCGGGGTGCCCGTTGTCGTGATGCCGATAGAGCGGATGATCACCTCGGTACGGTTGTGCGTCTCGAAGATGTGGCGCCACTGCCACGGCATCACCAGACCCCACACCAGCGCGCACGCCAGATACACCAGCCCGCCCGCGTGACCGGTGGACAGCCGGAACACAGCCAGCCCGAGGAATCCGCCGGCCACGAAGTAGGCCAGCCGTACGGCGCGGCGTTGCCCTCGCGACAGCGGTCCCGGGGATGACCCGGCCTGCCGTTTGGCCTTGCACACCTCGCACGGGCAGGAGTCGTCAACGCGGAGACGCCGCCACGGCCGCCACGGGTTGGGTGTTGTCGTCACGGCTCACGCCTCGGCCTTCCGCCTTGCGAGCCGTACCGCAGTTCGCCGTGGGTGAACCGCTGCCGAATCTCCTCGATGTGCTCGGGCAGCAGTCGGGTATGGGAACCGACGCGGGTGTGGGGGAACGTCGGATCCGTTTCGATCCGGCGCGCCAGCCAGCGGGGACCGACCCCGAGCGCGTCCGCCGCCTGCTTGATGGTCACCGGCGGCGTCAGCAGCCGGGCGCGGACAGCCTCGCGGGTGGTGAAGTCCCGCAGCACCTCGGTCAGCGCGTTGGCGAGTGGGAGGTCGGCCGGTATCCCGGCCTTGAGGATCAGTACGGGCTCGCCGTACCGGTCGTGTGTCACGTCGGCTAGGGCAGCCAGACGCCGCGCAACTCTCACGTACATGGTGGATCCCCGTTCATCCGTGTCTCCCGCACCTTGTGTTCCGGGAGGGGTCCGGGGTGGCAGCAAGCGCCTTGTGTGGTTGGGGAAACCCGGCACTTTCTGCGCCCCGTGACGGGATGCTAGCGCCAATCCCGTCAAAAAACACCCCATAGTGACGGATCACTTGCACAGCGTGTTCCGCAAGTGTCCAACTGTTTCCGTCAAGGCGACACGCCGGGGCGGGAAGGAATCGGGGCCGATGACAACGAACACGGAGACGCTGCTGACGGTGGCCGAAGCCGCCGCCATGCTGGGGGTGTCGGTCCGCACGATCGACCGCCTCCGCGACACCGGACAGATCGGCTGTACGAGGATCGGCGGCGGCGTCCGGCCGCGGGTCTACTACCGCCAAGTTGACGTGCTGGCCTACCTGCGCCGCGTCACCACCCCCGTGAACGTGCCGCCGCGGCAGGCGTCGTGACCTCCACCGCCGGGCTGATCCCGGTAGCCGACGTGCCGTGCCTGCTGGACACGTCCGCCGGACACGTCCGCGGCTGGATCGACCGTGACGTGCTGCCGGTCATCGAGGTGGACGGCGCCGCGTACGCCACACGCGCCGACGTGGACCGTCTGCGCCACCCGGCCCGCGCGTGCGCCGCCGAGATCGACGCCGCCCTGACCGCCGGCCGGGACGTGCCGCCGCTGGATCTCGTGGTGCGGGTCGTCAGTCACGCGCTCCGGGCGGACCGGTCATGAACACCACCCTGCCGGACTGCCACATCATCTTGCCCGCGCCCTACGACCGCGAGGAATGGTTGCTGCTACGTCAGCAAGGCATCGGCGGCAGCGACGCCGCGGTCGTCATGGGGCTCAGCCCGTACAAATCGGCGTACGAACTGTGGCTGGAAAAGCGCACGCCGGCCGACCTGGACCGCGACGAGCCCGGCCCCGACTCGCCCATGTACTGGGGCAACGCACTAGAAGACGACGTGGCGGACGCGTTCGAGCTGACCACCGGGCTCCGGTGCGGCGGCGCCCCCGGACTGCTGGCGAACAACACCGATCCGTATCTGTTCGCCAACCCCGACCGGCTCGTGTACGACGGCGACGAGCTGGTCGGCATCCTCGAAGCCAAGACGACCGGGTTGCATATGTCGCACGAATGGGAAGGCGACGACCTGCCCACCGCGGCGCTGTTGCAGACCCACCACTACCTGATGGTGACGGGGCTGCCGCGGGCGTGGGTGGCCGGGCTGATCGCCGGGCAGCGGTTCGTGTGCAAAGAGATCGAACCTGACGACGTGCTGCACAAGCTGATGCGGCTGCACGACGCGGCGTTCTGGGAACGGGTGCAGTCCGGGGAACCGCCGCAGCCGGACGGGTCCGCCAGCGCCGCCGCCGCGGTACGCCGCCGGTGGCCCGAAGCGACCGAGGAGGACGGCGTTGTCCTGTCCCCAGACGACTACTACGCGGTGCTGTGTATCCGCGACCTCGCAGACCAGATCAAAGAACTGACCCGGCAGCGCGACGCGTTCGCCCAAGGTCTACAGGACAAGCTCGGCGACCACCCCGTCGGCGTCTACGACGACGACGTGATCGTGCGCTGGTCCAACGTCACCACGAACCGGATCGACACAACCGCGCTGCGCGCTGCGCATCCCGACCTGGCCGACGAATTCACCCGGGCCACCCACAGCCGCAGATTCACCACCGTCCCCCCCAAGGAAGTGAAGCGACATGGCAACGAATGACAGTGTGCGCACCGCGATCGCCGAACGCGACGACAGCGCCGGCAGCGCCGTCGCCACGACCGATCTGCGCCGCGCAATCGAGGCGATGCGCCCCGAGTTCGCCCGCGTCATCGGCGACTCCATCGGCGTGGAACGCTTCACCCGCATAGCGCTGACCGAACTGCGCGAGACACCGGCGCTGATGAACTGCACCCCCGAATCGGTCCTCGGTGCCCTGATGACCGCCGCGCAGCTCGGGCTGGAACCGGGCCGGGTGCTCGGCGAGGCGTGGCTCGTGCCGTACCTGAACCGGCAGACCGGGGAAACCATATGCACCTTCATCCCCGGCTATAAGGGGCTGATCAAGCTGGCGTGGAACAGTGGCAAGGTCGCCAGCCTCGCCGCCGAAGCGGTCCGCGAAGGTGACCAGTTCACCTACGTGAACGGGCTGCGCCCCGTCCTGGAACACATCCCGGCCCGGTCCGGCCGCGGCAAGGCTTACGCGTGGTGGGCAGCCGCCGAGATCAAGGGCGGCGGCACCGCGTCCGTGGTGCTGTACCGCGAGGATATCGAGCGGATTCGTGAACGCAGCAAGGCGAAAGACTCCGGACCATGGCGCACCGACTACGACGCCATGGCCAAGAAAACCGCGATCCGGCAACTCGCCAAGTACCTACCGTTGTCGCCCGAGTTCTCCACCGCCGTCGCTAACGACGAGGTGGTGCGCACCTCCACGAAGGTGGAGCAGATCACCGCACCCGTCTATGCCGACGCCGAACCCGACGACGACGGAGCGCCGCTGTGAGCACCGTTGACGCCACCTTCTACGCCCTCGTTGAACCGGACCTGATCAACGGGCGAGGCGAGGTCGTCCGCGCCAAGGTTCGACGCGCCACCGTGCGCCCGCCGGCCGGGGGCATTCCCGTCGGGTCGGTCGTGGTGAAGCTGACCCTGCGGGTACCGCAGACCGTGTTCGCGCCGCTGACCCCCGACGTGATCGACGTACCCGCCGAACTGGTCGCGGTCGTCCCCGAGGTCGAGGCGCCATGACCGGGCCAGAGCACTACCGCAAGGCGGAACTATGGCTCGCGCTAGCTGACCGCGACGACGAAGAGTCCGAGTACGTGATGGCTGCCCGCGCCGCCGCGCAAGTGCACGCAACGTTGGCGCTCGCCGCCGCGACAGTTCACTCATCCGAGGGTGGCCTGGACGGGTCGCGCCGATGGGCCGAGGTGGTCTGGTGACGATCGTGACGAAGGTCTACACCGCCGACCCGGTGATGATGGCTGAGCAGTGCCGCCACTATGCCGTACGGACAGCGATTCAGTACCTGCTCGACGGCGAACCGACCGCCGCGCTGGAATTGTTGACAAAATCAACGATCCGTTGTTCGCACCTCGACACCCGGCCCCTCGACGCCGGCCGCGTGGGTAAGCGGTACACGCGGTCACTGTGCATCCTGCTCACCGGGAAGCCTGCGCGGGTGGAGTTTCGGCGTGACTCATGACCCGCCGGTCGCTGCGCGAGGGCAGCCTTTTCACCGGCTACAACGGGCTAGGCATGGCCGTGTCGGAGGTGTTCGGCACCGAGCCTGCATGGTTCGCCGACCCCGCACCCGGACCGGCCGCGATCCTCGCGCACCACTGGCCGACGGTGCCGAACCTCGGAGACGTCACCGCGGTGGACTGGTCCACCGTCACCCCGGTGGACGTGCTCACCGGAGGCTTCCCCTGCCAAGACGTGTCGTTGGCTGGTGGTCAGGCGGGGATGGGCAAGGGCACCCGGTCCGGGCTATGGGTCCATATGGCCGAAGCGGTGGCCGCGTTGCGGCCGATGTTCGTGGCGATCGAAAACGTTCGGGGGTTAGTGAATGTCAAAGCGCATAGCGACGTGGAGCAGTGCCCGGGGTGTGTGGGAGACGAACCGGGTAAGCCTGCTTTGCGGGCACTCGGAGCCGTACTCGGCGACCTGGCCGACATGGGGTATGACGCGCGCTGGTGTTGCGTACCGGCTTCCGGAGTGGGAGCCCCCCACCGTCGGCAACGAATCTTTGTCTTTGCTGCCGACACCCGACGCGAAGCTGTCCCGCTCGGGAGCAGACTTCCACCGCGCCGGCCGGGTCGGCAGCGGTGGGGACGACCTAACGACAGTGGTGCACAAGCTGCTGCCGACGCCGACGAGCCGCGACCACAAGGGACGCAACCAGCGGGCGGACGACTCGTGCCTACACGGGGCGCTGCTGGGGACACCGACACGTGGGGCAAGTACGGACCCGCCGTCCACCGCTGGGAACGGATCCTAGGGCGGGTCGCGCCAGCCCCCGACGAACCCGACACCAAAGGGGGGCCGCGGCTGTCGCCACGGTTCGTGGAATGGATGCAGGGCCTACCCGCCGGCCACGTGACCGACGTACCGGGCATCACCCGCCCCGCGCAACTGAGAGCCCTAGGCAACGGAGTCGTTCCGCAGCAGGCGGTCGCCGCCTTGCGTCTGCTGCTCACCCACTACAACACGGAGGAGTCCCGACATGGCGACTCAACATGACGCGGCGATGGCGTACGCGGCGCGGGGCTGGCCAGTGTTCCCGCTCAAGCCCAAGGGCAAAGAACCGCTCACCGAGCACGGGCTGAAAGACGCCACCACCGACGCCAAGGTCGTGGACGCATGGTGGCGGCAGTTCCCCGCCGCGAACATCGCACTGCGGACCGGGGACGCGTTCGACGTGCTCGACCTGGACGGACCCGAAGCGGTCGAGGTGTTCCGGGCATGGTGCGCCGACCACGGCGTTGACCCCGCCGACCTGCGCGTCGCCGTCTCCAAGACAGGCAAGGGCTGGCACTACCTGTTCCAGCCGTGCGGCGTGGGGAACCGTGCCCGGCTGCTCGGCGCACCGATCGACTGGCGCGGCACCGGCGGCTACATCGTCGCGCCGCCGTCGGTGCACCCGTCCGGCGCCCTGTACCGGTGGGTGGTTCACAGCACCGCGCCGCTGCCCCCGGTCCCCGCGCCACTGCGGGAAGTGCTCGCCCCGACCGTGCGGGTACCGCTGACCCCGACACTGCCGCGGACCGTGTTCGATGACAGCGAGCACGCCGCATGGTTCAAAGCCGGGTACGAGGCCGAACTGGACCGGGTGAAGCAGGCACAGCCCGGGGAACGCAACGCGACCCTGTTCTCTGCGCTGTGCAACGTGATCGAGCTGGTTAACGCCGGGCTCGCCGCGTCCGCCGTGGACGACCTGTGCGAGGCGGGCCGGATCATCGGCCTGTCTGATGCCGAGGTGGATCAGACCGCCCTGTCGGCGGCGCGGAAGGTCGGCACCACGGCGCGGGAACTGCCCCCGCCCCGCGCCACCGCACCCGCCCGCACCCGCCCCGTGGCCCCGCCGGCCGCGGCGCCAGCCGCGGACCTGGACCTGCCGCCACAGGCTGCCGCGCTGCGCCCCTCCGACCTCATCTATCAAGGGTTCATCGGTGAAGCCGTACGGGCGCTCGACCCGTGGACCGAAGGCGACCCCGTGGGTGTGCTGGCCACGTTGTTGGCAGGTGCCGGGTGCGCGATCGGGCGTGGACCCCACGCGCTGGTGTCCACCACACATCACCCGCTGCTGGTGTGGCCGCTGCTGCTCGGGCGGACCAGCACCGGCCGCAAAGGCACCGCGCACGACGTCGCCGAATCCCTCATAGCGTTGGCCGACCCGGTGTTCGCGTCCGGCAACATCACCGGGGGCCTGTCGTCGGGCGAGGGGCTGATCCACGCCGTACGCGACCCCGTGTTGGAGACCTCCAACGACCCCGCGAAGGAACCGAAGCTGATCGACGCCGGGGTGCAGGACAAGCGGTGTTGGGTGGTCGAGACCGAGTTCGGCGGCACCATGGCGAGGGCCAAGCGGGAAGGCAGTTCACTGTCGGCGGTACTGCGGCAGGCGTGGGACGGGAAGACACTGGCCACCCTGACCAAATCGTCGGTGATCGCCACCGGCGCCCACATCGCCATATCGGCGCACGTGTCGCCGCGCGAATTCCTGATGCGGCTGCGCGACTCCGACCTCGTGGGCGGCACCTACAACCGGTTCCTGCCGCTGCTCATCACCCGCTCCAAGCTGCTCCCCGAAGCGCCGAGCCCGCCGCGGGAACTGATGACCCGGCTCGGTGAACAACTGCGGCTACGGATGCAGGCGGCGCACCGCCGCGGCTGGATCCCCCGCACGCCGGCCGCCGCTGAAATGTGGCACGACGTGTACGCCGAACTGTCCGTCGGTGAAGACGACACCGACAACGACCGGCTCGGGCAGTTCATCGCCCGCTCCATCCCCTACACCCTGCGCCTGTCGGTGCTGTATGCCCTGCTAGACGGCGAAGCAGCCGTGGACGTACGACACATCGAAGCCGCCGCAGCCCTCGTGCGCTACTCCATCGCGTCAGTGCGGGTCCTGCTGCGCAGCCCCGAAGACGATCAAGTCGCCCGGCTGACGGCGTACCTGACCGAGGCGGGCAGCGAAGGCGCGTCCCGCACGAACGTGAACGACTTTTTCCGTGGGCGGCTCACCGCGCCCGAGCTGGATGACCTGCTCGGCCGCATCCCCGGGCTTGAGGTGCACCGCGTCGTCACCGGGGGGCGCCCCGCTATCCGCTACGTGGTCGGCGGGACCGGCCAGTGAGCATCTACTACACCGACGAGGGGGTGACCCTGCACCACGGCAACGCGCTCGCGCTGCCGCTCGCCGACAACACCGTTGACCTAGTGGTCACGTCCCCGCCCTACTTCGGTCTGCGGTCATACCGCGACGACGGGGAGCACTACGTCGGCCAGATCGGCGCCGAAGCCACCCCGGCCGAGTTCGTAGACGCGTTGCTCACGGCAACAGTCGAAATGGTGCGGGTCCTGAAATCGTCCGGGTCCATCTGGGTCAACCTCGGCGACAAGTACGCACAGAACACCGAACGCAGCCGCAACGGCAACGGCAACCGGGCGTCCATCGACGGGTTTCAGGGCGGCAAACCCCTCCGCGGCCCTACCGGCACTCGAACCAAGTCTCTATTCGGTATCCCGTGGCGGTACGCGCTGCGCTGCATTGACGACCTCGGGCTGATCCTCCGCGCCGAGGTCATCTGGTCCAAGCCCAACGGGCTACCCGAGTCCGTCACCGACCGGGTACGCCGAAGCCACGAGCAGTGGTTCCACTTCACGAAGGAGCCCCGCTACTACAGCGCCGTTGACGCCATCCGCGAGACGTACGCGCCCGGCACCAAAGCCCGGTACGCAGCCGGGTATGTCGCCAACACACGGGCCAAGACAGGCAACCACGACAACGGCTTCCACCGCAGTGTCAGCGACGGCGATACGGGACCGGCAGCAGTCAACGCGCTCGGCAAGCTGCCCGGGTCTGTGTGGTCGATCGCTACCCAGCCGTTGAAGGTGCCCGCAGAGTTGGGGATCGATCATTTCGCGGCGTTCCCGATGGAGTGGCCCCGCCGCATCATCCAAGGCTGGTCCCCACCCGGTGTGTGTACCGCGTGCGGCGAGGGTCGCCGACCGGTCGGCGAGCGTGACCCGAACTGCGCGGCGTCTCATCGTCAAGCCTCCTGCGCCTGCCCTGACACCACCGCGCCTACCACACCGGCCACGGTGTTGGACCCGTTCGGCGGTACCGGAACCACCGCCCTGGTCGCGCGGGTGCTGGGGCGCCACGGGGTGTCGGTGGACCTGTCGGAGGACTACTGCCGTCTCGCGAAATGGCGCACCACAGACCCCGGCCAAATCGCCCGGGCGATGCGAGTGGCGAAGCCCGCGAAGCAGGTCAGGGGGCAGCCGACCCTGTTCGACATGGACCGCGGAAGAAGTGCGGAAGAACCCCATGCCTGATCGAGCCCTGTCGTCTGGATTTGCTGAAAAAGAAGAAGAAGTAAGTCCCTCGGGACCCTTCTTCCCCCTTCTTCCCCTTATTCAGCAGCGGTTCCGGGGCTGCCGGGGACTTACTTCTTCTTCTTTTTCAGCACTTTCTACCGGCCCGGGCTCGGGCGTCGGCCGCGTTGCGGAAGAACGGAAAAAGGTTCGGCGATGACCTCTGATGACCAGTTGCCCGGGCAGCTTGAGCTATACCCCGACCTGCCCGCGCCGGCCGGGCGGACCGGTCCGGTACACCCCGGGCAGGTCGAGGCGACCGCGTACGGGATGCCCCGGCCGCAAGGCTCCATGGATGCGCAGCGGATCAGGGGCGGACCCCGCGCCGGGCAGCTCGCCGTGTTCCACCAAAACCACACGACGCTGCTGCCGTGGCGCGACTCGGTGATCTACGCGCTGCGCGCGGCGCACTGCGGTGACCCGTTCACCGGGCCGGTCGGGGTGCTGGTCGTGTTCACGATGAAACGGCCCGTGAGCCTGCCCAAGCGGCGGCACAGCTACCCCGCGAAGAAACCCGACCTGGACAAGCTGCTCCGCGGGGTGCTCGACGCCGCCACCTACGCCGGTGTGTGGCGCGACGACTCCCAAGTGGTCGAGGCGACAGCCCGTAAGCACTACACCGCGGACGGGTTGGCGGACGTACTCAAGACGCCGGGCGCGTTCATCCGCGTCTGGCCCATGCCCGAGGTGGTGTTGTGATGGATGACTGTTTGATGTGCCACCGGCACCCGCGCCGCGTCGCGGCGCTGTGCCAGTCGTGCCACGACAAGGTGATGGAGGCATTGACCCAAGCGCCCGCGCTGTACGTCCGCGGCTGTCAGGGCGTCAGCGGGTCCAGCCACGGACTGACAGACAAGCTGTCCACCCCGAAGCCGGGATCTCGCAGCCCGCTGCGCGATGGGGTGCTCGAACTGTGCGACGACCTCGCCCGGGCGTTGACGGCATGGGAGGCGGCGACCCGCGCCGCTCTCGACCGGCCGCCGCTGCCGTCCGCGGTCCGCGCCGGCCACGCCGTACAGCGCGCCGTGACCATCGTTGTCGCCGACCTGTCCGCCGCGCTCGGCCCGCCGTACGGGGTGGCGTACGCGTCGCGGCTGCTCACGTTGTCGGCGTCGCTGCGCGACCGGCTCGGGCTGACCCCGCTGGAACACCAGCTCGCCGCGCCCTGCCCCCACTGCGACACCCGGGCGCTGGTTCGCCGCGACGGCGACGACCACGTGTCGTGCCGAATGTGCGGCAACGCGTGGCCCGAACGGCACTACGCCCTACTGGTCCGGCTGCTTGTCGCAGAGTCACCGGGCAGCGACACAAAGTGACCCAAACCCTTGACAAGCCCCGACCTGGGCGCTGTAGAAAGGCGGCAAGCGGAGGTGAACAACACGGAGGACACCTCCAGAAGTGGCTTTCCCAAGGGGCCACGGAAAACGGGTGGAATGTGAAAACAATGCGAACGAAGGTGGACCCCGAAACGGCGGAACGGTGGCTCGGGTACAACACCCGTAACCGCAACGTCCGGCCCCGCGTCGTGTCGGCGTACGCCGAAGCGATGGCCGCCGGGGATTGGCGGCTCGATATCGACCCGATCGCCTTTGCCGGGACGCTCGACGGCAAGGGCAAGAATCACCCGGTGCTGCTGAACGGGCAGCACCGGCTGCAAGCGATCGTGGCGTCGGGGACGACCTTGGAACTGTCGGTCGTGGAAGGGCTGCCGATCGAGGCCCAAAACGACATGGACACGGGCGTCAAGCGGGCACTCGGTGACCAGTTGCGGCTGCTGGGGATTCAGTACCCGGTGGACGTGGCGGCGGCACTACGGCTCATCTACGCCTACGAGCACGGACTGTTGCGTAGCCGCATGAACGAGATAACCCACGCGACCCTGCTGCGCTACCTGGCCGACCACCCCGACCTGCCCGATTCGATGAAGCCCGCCAAGCGGGTTTACGCGCTGATCGGTGGCCGCGGCTCGGTGTACGCGTGCGCGCACTGGACGTTCAGCAACCTGCCCGGCCCCGGTGTCCTCGATGACGTGGAGGACTTTTTCGACAAGCTGCACAGCGGTGACGGGCTCGCCCCCGGTCACCCCATCGGCGCGTACCGGCGGCAGGTCATCGCGCTACAGAACCAAGCCGGGTCGCGGCGCCGCATGGATCAGGTCCACCAGCTCGCCCTCATTTTCAAGGCGTGGAACGCCTACCGCACCGGGCACCTGATCCACGTGCTGAGTTGGCGCGGCGGCGGCAAGAACGCCGAATCCTTCCCGGTCCCGGAGTGACGACCATGAAGCCGACGAAGGTCCGCAAACCCCCCACCGCCGAGCAGGTGGAGCGCCTGGTCGCGCTGCTCGCGGAGGTCCCGGAACGCAAAGTCGTCGTCCGCGAGTGGGGCACCGACCCCGGCCGCGCGTTCGTGAAAGAACTGCGCCGCCAACAGGTGTCGGGGGTGCCGCTGTCGTGGCTCGCTGAATCGCTGAACGCCAGTACCGACGCGCTGAACGGCGCCGTCCAGTACTACGAGCGCCGAGGCAAGCGGGGCAAGAAACGACGCCCCTCCTATAAGTACGTCGATGCCCGGGTGCGTCCGCCGCGCCCGCCGGCCGAACCGGTCCGCGATGACACCGCCGACGACGGGTGACCCGCGGCGGCGGCTCATCACCGCCGCCGAAGCCGCGATCCTGTGCGGGGTGGAACGCGCCACCGTCCGCGATTGGGTACGCCGCAACGAACTGTCCGCGTACGCCACGAACGAACGCACCGGGGAACACCTGTACCTAGAACACGAGGTGTTGCTCGCCGAACGCCGCATCCGCCAACGCCGCCGCCGGACGTGACCGACGACGACCTGTCGGCCGACGAATTCGACCGGCTCATGACAGCGGCAACACCCGTAGACCTAGACGTGTCGCTGCCGTGCCGCACCACTGAACGGGGAACCGACATGACCGATATTGAGCTACAGCGCCAAGCAATGAAACGGGACCGGCCCGAGCTGTACGCCTACGTGACCGCGCATGAGGTCGCCAAGGCGCTGGACTCGGCGGGCGACGCCGCCAGCAGTACCAGCAACCCCTACGCCGCATCCAAGGTGTGGGCGATGGCAGCCGTACACCGCGGCCTAGCGTCGCGGCTCCGCAACGAATCAGTCGGAGACAGATAGCGGGACAACACAGAACGGGGAACACAGCCATGCCCGAGGAAACCGCAACCACCTTGACGATGCCGCAGTGGCTCTACTGGCGCTTCGGTGACGGCGACCCCCTCGACGCGGTGCAGAGTTGGGACGACCTGCCCGCCGACCAGCGCGCCTACTGGTACCACGAAGCAGCAGCCGTACAGCGCGCCGTGATGCGCGGCGGGTTCAAAGACACCCAAGCGAACGGGGACAACTGATGGCAGACGACACCACCACCACAATCCGCGTCGAAGTCTGGGACGCCCGCGACCGCCGCACCGAACTTACCCGCGTCGAATCGGGCCAGATGCCCCTAGCCCGGCAAGCCGAAGTGGTCGTCACCCTGTCCGAGGTGATGCACCGCCTACTGCACAACGAAGCCGAAGCGGTCCCGCCGAACAACTACGTCGGGTGAAGCCATGGGACCGACACCGGTAACACCACGGTCGCTGCCGACGATCCTGTCGCGGCCCGCGCCCGGCCTGATCACACCGCGGGTGCTCATCACCGGGTCACGCGATTGGCTCGACGCCGACGTGATCCACGCCGCCCTGAAACAGGTGTGGGCCGAACTGTGCCCGCCGTACCGCGACGAACATGGCGTGTTCACCCGCGCCGTCCCGACACTGGTGGACGGCAAGTGTCCAACGGGGGCCGACCTGATCGCCCACACGTTCGCGTTCCGCGCCGGCTGGGGCACCGAACGGCACCCCGCCGACTGGACCCGCCACGACGTGACCTGCCCCCGCTGGCACGCGAACGAAATGCGCTGCCACCGCGCCGGGTACCGCCGCAACGCCGCAATGGTGAAGCTCGGCGCCGACATATGTCTCGCGTTCATCAAAGACGCCAGCCCCGGCGCCACCCACACAGCCACCCTCGCCGCCCGCGCCGGGATCCCCGTACGGCGCTTCACCTACACCACCCCCGGTGCCGTACCGCGCCCCCGACGCGTACGCCAAACCATCACAAGGGAAAGCAACCGATGACCACCGACGAGCCGCAGATGAGCGCATGGGAAGCCGTCGCGGCCGGGGTCGCCATGGGCGCCGTGTCGCGCGGACTGTCCAACCACCTGACCAGCGGCGACGTTGAAGCGATCGCCGACAGCGTGTTCGCGTCGCTAGCCGCCGAAGGCTACGCACAACCACACCGAGAAGGGAACCAGCGATGACCGACGAACCCGCATGGCTGGCCGAAGTGTTGACCGATCCGGCAGCCCGCGCCGCGTTCGACAGGGCCGAAGCTGACCAGCGATTCATGCGTGAGCAGCCATGCAGCGAGGGCAACTGTGTCGAGTTCATCGACACGCGCACCGGAGAGAACACCGGCGGATGGGGTCCGGTCGGCTGCCCCTGCGAAGGGAACCAGCCATGACCGGACACAAGCCGTGGGCCGAAGTACGCGACGCACTCAAGCCCGGCACCCGCTGCCTGTGGGTGGAGATCCCGCCGGACGTGTCCGACGAGACAGCCGCCCGGATCGCTGAACAGTTGCAGAAAGCGGTGAGCGTGCTCGATGAACATTTCGCGGGGCCGACATGGGGTCTGCACCTGTACCAGCGGACAGAACCACCGGACCAGTCCGATGCGGAAACCTGACCCGCTGGCGTCGCGCGCCGAACTTGACAGCGGCACTGTCACACCACAGCATGAGGCTCAGAGTCGTGATCAGTCCCGAGGACGGCTAGTGGTCCGCCTCCCCCCGTCGGACCGAGGGCTAGGCCCGCCTCGGGGCTACGCTCGACCTTGGGGAAGGTCGCTGGCCTCCGCTCTCAGTTCAACAACCGGGAACGGGGGCCAGCGGCATGCATGAGGTCTACATAGCCAACGGTGTCAAGGTCGTGGACCTCGCCGACGAATCCACTGTGCAGGCAGGGATTTCCGGGGTGCTCGCCCTGTACTACCCCGAAGGTCACGTGCCCACCGAGCGGCAGATCGCCGCGGCCCGCGGCAACGCGCTCGCCGTCATCGCTGGCATTGCCCGACAGTCCCAGCCGCTCGCCCCCGCGACCAGCCGCACCGGTCGCCACACCCGCTAGGCCCTCCGCGCCGGCCGGGTAACGTCTTGACTTGCGCGCCCCGCCAAGGATGCGCAACCGCCCCGCTCCCCAACCCCCCTCATTGGGGGGCGGGGCCGGACGCGGAACCACCCGACACGTCCGACCCCGCAGTGGTCAGGGTAGACCCGAGTCATGACCGGACCCGCCCGTTACCCGTCGCCAAGCTCCGCGCGTTCATTTCGCGCGAATTCTAGCGGCTCGAACGCATCACCGCAGTCCTGGTCGGCGTCCACAGCCAACGGCCAGTGCAGGTCGCAGTCATCAGACGGCACCAGCACCGGCTCACCGCCCGGCTGGTCAGCCGCCGCGTACGCGCAACGGCACACAGGCAGGCACTCATAGGTGTCCCGGTCCATCCCGGCCCCTTCCCCGTACGGCAACAACGACAGCGGACCCGCCCCACGGGGGGACGGGTCCGTTGTGGAAGGGGTGACCTGATCAGGCTAGCCCTTTGGGCCGGGTTCCTTCTTCCGGATCTCGTAGTAGGCGGTTCGGTAGAGCGCCAGCCACCGGCCCAGCCCGACCTGACGCCGGTAGTGGTACCACGAATCCAGCCACCGGCTGATCATTGGTCGCTCCCGGTGTCGTCGTTCTGGACGTACTCACGCAACGCGCGGCGCACCACCCGCGCCACGCTCTCATCGTTCTCCGCGGCCTTCACCTTTGCCGCCTCCCACAGATCCGAGGGGATCCGCATGGCGCGGATGGGGTGCCGGTTGTCGGTCGCTTCGGTCATTTCGCGTCCCTCGTTCGGTAGGTGTCCCGCACGGCGGGGGGCGCCAGCACGGTGTGCCCCGGGGACCACTCGTAGCGGACCTCCCCGTTAGCTCGCCGCGTCGCCGGGTACGAGCGGCCCCCGAACGCGACCGTGCCTGTACCAAAGGCGCGGGTGGGCGTGTCCGTCAGCTTCACGATGGTGGCGCGCGGGTTCACCAGACCAGCGTTGGCGAGGCCGCGCGTGATCTCGGCCAGCGCCTTGGTCACGTCGTCGCCGGTGTAGCCGCCACCGTCCACCCCGTGCACCGACTCCACCCCGCGGTCGGCGACCGGCCCCGCCTCCACCACGATCACGTAGCGATTCATGTCAGACCGCCATCTTGAGTGCAGCGAACACGTCGCCGAATTCGCTGCCGTGGATTTCCACGGTGCGGGTCGGGGCGTTTCCGTCGAGCCAGTCGCCGGGTGAGTAATAGGCCACGCTGTCGCCGTAGATAACCAGCGTGCTGTAGTCGCTGCGCATTTCGTCATCTACGAGACTCCACTCGCCGTCGTCGCTGCGCTCGGCGGTGAAGGTGAAGCCGAAGTCCGACAGGTACTCAGCGAGCCGGGTCAGCCGCTCGGGGGTGGTGTTCGTGGTGGTCATGGTGTGCCTTCCGTTTGGTGGTCCGCCCGGCTCCGCCGGTACAAGACAAAACCTACCCGCTGAGCAGTACTTGGTATATACCTACGCGACACCTACGGCATATCGTTACCATGCTGTGACCTAACGCTCGGCCGGGGTGCCTCGACTACAAGGCATGACCCACGATGACGACCTGCCCCCCGAACTGCGCGACATAGCCGACCTCCTCTGGGAGCACGCACACGGCGCGCCCCCGCTCACCGACGACCCGACATGGTGGGCCATCTGCGCCCGGCTCTGGGAAGACGACCCCCGGGGAGGCCCATGCCCACCGCGCCGGCCAGACGCTGCCTGACCTGCCGCGCCCTGTTCACCGGCCCCCGCTGCCCCCTGTGCGACCCGCCCTGGACGCGCCGCGGCCCCGCATGGACAGGTGGAGGCGACAGGCGCTGGCGCCGCGTACGGGCCGCACAGCTCGCCGCCGAACCACTCTGCGCCCTCTGCGGTGCGCTCGCCGACACCGCCGACCACATCGACGGCACCGACTACGCCACACAGCGCTACGACCCCGCCATGCTCCGATCCCTCTGCACCCCCTGCCACCGCCGCCGCAGCGCCGCCCAAGGCGTCGAAGCCCGACAAAAACACCCAAAACAAGAATAAACACGCGAAAACACGAAAAAACGCCCAAAAAAGGCCAAAAAAGGGGTAAAAGGGCGTCGAAATCACGCCAAAACCGCCCCGCGGCTAGCGCTAGGGTAGTCC